TAAGAATTTAGTTCAATACCATTATTTGTAAACGATAGAATAAATCTGGAAAATAACTCTTTTTGTTCATCCAGCAATTCTTTATGGTACTTGTCATTAAATCGTTTTGTAAAAGATTTAAACACTAAGTTATCGATTGGTTTCATTGTCTTTTCTAATCTCTTAGAAGACATTCTATTTACGATTTCATTTTCTAATAAAATTTTAGATTTAATAGAATCTTTGTTGTTAAAGATTTGATAGATTGATGCTAAATTTTTATAATTGGGAATGAAATTGGAAAACACATCAGAAGAAATGCTTTTTCTAATTTTACGAACAAGAGTGTTTTGTTCCGAAATTAATTTTTTCTGGTCAATAGATGAATGTTGACGCTTGACTTCATTAATAATTTTTTCTGCTGTTAGCGTATCCACGTCTTTAGTTTCAAAAATAGAACGATATAGTTTTAATTCTTGATATAGAGAAGTATCTTTTCCAAAAGACTCCTTAATGATCGCAATTATCTTTTTTTTCTTAGCTTTGTCTTTGGAAAAGATACTTCTAGTTAATTCCTGTATTAACGCTTCATAAAGAAAAGCACTATTTCTTTTTTTATTGTGTCTAAACTTTGCCATTTTTATCTTCTCTCTTCCTTTTTAATTCTAAATTTTTAATAATTTGCTGTATCTCTACATCATTTTCTAGAATTGTAAGTTCTTCTTTTAAATACCTGTCTTCATAATTAGTCTCTAAATTCTCATAAATTCCTCTTGCAAGCTGGTTCAGCTCAGAAGAGCCCTTAAAAATGTTTCTTTTTGTATTTTTGCCTGTTTCTTCAGAGTATTTGCTCTTGTAGCTTCTTTTACGGGCTCCCATTGGTCGCCTATCTGATTTAACAGGTGTATACATTTTTCCTTTAGCTCCTGGTGTAGTGTATGGTTTCTGGTCTGGNCTTCTCCATTCCAAATCATTACGTTTGCCTGGTTGNGCCAATAATGTTTCTTCTTCTGCTGGTGCTTCTTCTGTTGGAGTTTCTTCTGCTCCACCGGCTTCGCTGCCACCAGCACCGAGATCTGAAAGATCTGCGCCTTCGTCACCGCCAACGGGCGCTCCCAAATCAGCGCCACCACCAGCTGCGGCACCGCCTACGCCTCCCATCGCTTCTTCTTCTGTTCCGATTTTATCCAGATCTGAAGTTATTCGTCTGTCGAAGAACATCTCTCTTTGATTGCGAATAAGTTCTTCGTCTGATAGATCGAAGATGTTTTTTGCAACCCATCGTTTGCTGAAGAATCCTTCTGTTGCGCTTCCAGCAATTTCAAATTTGGTTCGCCAGTGTTCAAGTTCTTGCAACTCTGCAATTTTAGAAGGAGCATTCAAATGAAGTTTAAAAGAAATTAAATCTTTACCTTTATATCCTAGAGTATACAAATGAACTACTGCGATTTTTTCTAATTCTGAAACAATGTTTCTTTGAAGTCTTGTGATCGTTCGGGCAAAACGAATGTCTTTTTGTGCAAGAGTTGTTTTATCTTCACTTCCTTCTTCCCCTTGTGTCAGATAGGATGCGGGAACCTTTAAAGCTGAAAATAGTTTATCCCTTAAATATTTAACATCGTCAATGTCTCCNGTGTAAGTGCCACCTGGTAATGACTCAATTCTTGTGCCAGCNGCTTGTCCGCGAACAGGAATAAAATAATCTTCGTCAACGGACATTGGATTGTAACGTAAATCCACACGACCAGTATCTTCAGAAATAACCTGATTCCTTTTCATCTGAGTTACAATTCTTTGCATGTGTTGTTCAACTTCATTTTCTGGAATGCCGCCAACATCAATATAAAAAATTCTACGTTCTGGTGATCTTACAATTCGATAGGCCATCATCGCGTCTTCAAGAAGTTGTAATTGTCTCCAAATTCGACGGGATGCTTCCAAAACAGAAGTTCCATAGGGAGCATATTTATCGTTTCCAAGATTTCTAAAATGACAAATTTGCCAATTTTCGAATGTTAAACCACCACTATTCCATTGAAACTGAACATAATTTGGGTTAGTTTTATCTTCTCCCTCAAGTCTTTCAATTTCCACAGATGGAAGACCAATCGCTGATTTAATTCCTAATTTATCATCGATGTCTAGATACAAGAAATAATCTCCNTATTTACACACACTCCGACACCATCCAAATAAATTAAATTCAATGTTCATAACACCATAAAATAATGTATTTAAAATTTCTTTGATTTCTTCATTGTGACAATTAACGGTTAATAGTTTTTGTAATGGCGAAGATACAGTCATTTCGTCGCCATAAACGTCAAGTGCTGAAGCGATCTCTGGCATGTATTCCATTTGATCAAAATCGATGTATCTTTCTGCTCTGGCTTCTCCTGCCAATGATTTACCAAAAACATTGTCAAAAGGATTCGTAGAAGATTTCTTAAAACTTAATCCACCAGCTGATTGAAACTTATATTTATCTAATTGCCATCTTTTGAGTTGGCGTGGATTTTGACGTTGGTATTGCGTCAGTGGCCCAGACAACAATCTGGTAAGTGCCTTAAATAAAAATGAGTCGGGATTCCTTGTATTAGGTTTTTTATTATTCTGTGCCATTTTTTATCCTTTTAAAATCCATCCAAAATCATTATACATTTTTTTTGCATTATTCATTTTATCAAATGTTTCGTTCCTTTTGTAACCTTGTTGACCTGGAATAGTCGTATTTAATTTAGTAGAAGTTAAGANCATAGAATTTAAAAATGCCCTTTTATATTGTAAATCACGGGTATTTTCCTCAAGAACCGTATCTCTAATCCAACAAGTGATTGCCAATGAAATAACCAAATCATCGTTGTATCCTCTTTGCGACTCTGGTCTTCCATTTTTCCAAACAAAAGTTTTTAACTCTTGCTGAGTACGAGCAGAGTGTATTGTGATTAAATCATTTCGAATGAATTCTTCTAATTTAGAAACTATCAGCGGTCTAGTTTTTTGAGATGTTGTAAAGCCAGGGATAGAATTTGAAATGTTCTGCGCTTCGTATTGATCAACAAATTCNTGAGTTCCTTTAGTAGAGTAATATAAATTTGGATAACCGGCGTCAATGAGTTTTTCCAAAACTGAGAAGCCGATGTTATTATTTTCGACCACGACCATCGCATCTCCGTATTCTTTTCCTGCGTCGAATAAAATCCTTGANAATAAATCTGTTGTTGGTTTGCCACGGTATTCTGCTACTTGCTCCATTGTGTTTATTTTAAAAATGTGAAAAACTGAATAGTCGTTGCCATCGCCACGAGAAACATCTCCCACTAATAAATATTTGTTTTCGGGTTTAAATTCTTCCCAAATCCAAAAATTTCTATCGAACCCTGTCTGATACTTTGGTTCGCCACAAGATTCCATAATTTTTTTTAAATCTTCTGAATTGATAACAGTTTCGCCGGAAGCATTAAAATTACACTCGTACTCTTGGGCTATCTTTCTTTTTGATAAATTTTTAGTAACGTCATTAAACCATTCTTGATCTCGTTCTGGGTGTAAAGTCCAATGTAGTATTGTTGGATAAAAACTATTTTCGCCATTGTTTGCCGCTACATAAGTTTTGTGAAACCAATTTCCAACACCGTTAGGAGATGAAAGGGCGATGCATCGTCCACCCGCAGCCATCGTTGGTTGAAGTGCGGTCCACAAATCATCAAAACCGTCAATGTGTGCGGCTTCGTCAATCACCAATAGAGAAAGTGCTTCGGAACGCCCAGCGTCTGCTGAAGTTGAAGATGCTTTAATTTCAGAACCATTATTTAAAACAAAAGAAGAACGATTATCAATTTCAATAGTTGCTATTTGATCAAACCAAGGAGGAAGAACTTTGATCATAGCTTTGACTTTCTTAACAAGATTGGCGGCTGTGCTGAATTTGGTTGCAATAACAAGAATGTTTTTATCGCGATGAAACAGCATCATCCATGAAACATAGGCAGCAGTAATTGTTGAAATACCCATTTGACGGGATTTTAGAATTACATTGTTTCGGTAATCATTAAACTTTTGTAATAATTCTTTTTGAAAATCCCAAGTTTTAAAGGTTATTTGCCCTTGAGTTGGATGTGAAATTCTGCAATAGTTGTCAATAAAATAAACTGGATCCTTGCCACACTTGACAATTTCCCTAACCAGTTCTTTTTTTGATAAATATTGGGACATACATTTTAATTATGAAGTTGCCATTTTTTGGCGATTTGTTAATTCTTGTTTTAANACTCTTATAGCTACTTCTGGTGGAACCTTTTCCATAAGATCAACCATCGCACCTATAAACGCTGTGGCCTCGGCTGGGCGTATTAATGTTATCTTTCACCAATTCATCAAATTTGGTGGCAAAACCAACCTTTAAGTCTCTCTCAACATCGGGAGGCATTTGGCCTTGTCCTGCTTCGGCTTCTGGTTCTGGTTC